GCTGGTACAGAATCAACAAATACATCAGGTTCTATTTCTGCCGAAGTACAAGTTAATCAAACTGCTGGTATAAGTATATGTAGATATACAGGTACAGGTGCTAATGGAACAATTGGACATGGACTAGGAGCTATTCCAAAACTTATAATAGGAAAATCTACAACAGTTGCAGATAGAGGAGATGTATATATAGGAGATATCTTATATTACACAGACACCGAAACAGACTTAATACAATTTGCTGCAACTGGTGGTAATCAAGATGATGCTGGTGGTTGGAATGACACAAAACCTACTAGTACAGTTTGGTCTATAGGAAATAAAACGCATCATAATACTAGTGGTGCTGCAAGTATTGCCTATTGCTTTACACAAATTAATGGTTTTAGTAAATTTGGATTATATAAAGGTAATGGAAATGTTGATGGTTCATTTATTTATTGTGGGTTTAGACCAAAATGGTTAATGATAAAACAATGGGATACCACAGAAGATTGGTTTGTTAAATCACCAGTAGTAACTGGGTTTGGAACAGGTGGTACATTAACAAGAACACTTAAATTTAGTGATAACTCATCATCAACAAACTGTACTGTAAATATAACTGCAACTGGATTTAGACCAACAACTACAGATGGTAAAGCAAATGGTGATGGTAATGTATATTTATACATGGCGTTTGCAGACCACCCAATAGTAGGAAGTAATGGAACAATAGCACTAGCAATATAATGGACAATAATTATAAATATATTGCTGAACGTCTAGATAAATTAGAAAACAAAATAGATAAACTTAGTAATGAGATGGCTAAAGGTAAAGGTATCTTTAGTTTCATAGCATGGGTAGGTTCTATAGCAGCTGTAATAGCGGGATACTTTTACTCAAGATGATACCAATGGAACTAATTAGTATGTTAGGTAGCACCGTTTTAGGCGGGATTATGTCTATCATGGCACAGAAAGGACAAGCAGAAGCTGAGAAACAAAAGATGTTAATGCAACGTGCTGGATTTGCAGCTAAACAAACTGACAAAGCTCGTAATGTTACAGATAGTCATACGAAACACACAAGAAGAGCCATTGCACTTATGTGCGTATTCAGTATTATTGTAGTCCCTATTATTGCCCCTATCTTTACTGATGTTAATGTTATCTATCAAATCGTTACTGAAGCAGATAGTGGTTGGTGGATATTTGGTTCTACCTATGAAACATCTGTTTGGAAAGAAGGCAATTCAATCTTTATAACAAGTCTACAATCACACACAATATTCTCAATTATCGGTTTATATTTTGGGGGTTCTTTGACTAGAAAATGAAAAGACTATTAGCTTTAATTCTGTTAGTATCTACAGCGAATGCAGATGTCACAACTAACAATCCTAGCTCAACACAAAATAATACCAGTGGCACGAATACAGCTATTCAATCTTATGAGGCTGCTACTACTTATCAATCGGGTTCGTCGTCGAATACCACTACCAATGCTACTACAAACAACTCATCAAATCTCAAAACTGCTGTAAACCCAGCTAATGCTCCCGCAATGTCTGTCTATTCTCAATCCAGTTGTACTATACCGTTGTCATTAGGAATGACTGTCATAGGCTTTAGTGCATCTATGGGTAATTATTACATGGACGAAGCGTGTGAATTAAGACGCAAAGCTGAGCTATTAAATAAACTTGGTATGAAGGTGGCAGCTGTGTCATTACTTTGCCAAGATGAGGCTATCTTTGAGGCTATGGCACAAGCTGGGACTTGGTGTCCACATCAGGGAAAGATTGGAAAATCTGCTGAGGAAGGCTGGAAGAAAGAACTTTCTAAACCTGAGTATTCAGGCAAAAGGAGTATGACTTGGAATGCTAAATAAAATAGCTTTTATACTGGGTCTGACTTTAGCAATTAGTGTGAGTGCAGAAACCACTGGAAACTTAATAACTAACAGCACGTTTGAAAACGGTAACTCTAATGGTTGGACTACTAGTGGAAATGTTCAAGTATTAAATGACTGCTGTGGTTCAAACTATGATTTAGAATTTGGAGACAGTGGCTCAATAGAGCAGTCTTTTGATTTAACAAGTGACACTATAACCCAACAAATGTTAAACAATGGAATCACTTTAGACTCTAGTGTACAAGTGCAGAACGGTGAATGTGCTGTTGCTGGCTGCTGGGGTGGTCAAGGTGGAGCTGATAGCTTTACAATAAGATTACAAATAAGAGATAACGATAATGAAATATTGGCAACAACTACTCAAACTAGGACAAATGTTACAGGTATTAATGGTAAAGATTTCACAGATAGTATTTCGTATACAGGTATTGGTTCTAATATTGGAAATATCTTTATTAGTGGGACTGATGCTAATGCTCCTAGCACTCTCGGTGGGGCAAACCTAGACAATATATCAGTGATTATGACTTATGATGATACTGTATTAACTACCAGCCAAACAACAGAGATTAACAACGCAGTTAAAAACATAGAAGAAACTTTAGAATTAACAGAGACAATACTACCTGAATCATTTACGGAAGAATTGTTTGTTGAAGAAATAACTTTTGAACCTGAGCCTGTACCCGTAGAAGAAATATCTGTGGTAACTACAGAGCCTGAGTTTGAAGAAACAATGGAGATAATAAATGTCAACGAAACAAGCGAAGAACCAAGAACAAGCGTATCTACAGGAGAGGGAGAAACAAGAGGAAGAGATAATGCTCCTACTCAAACAGCTTCTGCTGAAACTAGTGAAGTACTTGGATTAGAAAAAGTAGACAACATACAAGAAGCTGTATCTGTAAAGATACCTAGAGTAGCTGACCAGTTAAAGGCTGTTCAATACCTAGTAGCTAAGGCTATGCAGAGTACTAATGGTCTGCTAAAAGAATATACAAATGTTAACAATAGCTTATTTGATAACCAACCAACAATAGATGGTGGTAACTTAGATGTCTATACTAGCATTAGTTATGTAGACATAAGGGATATATACCCAAATAACAACTATCCTGATAGAGAGGTAATATGGACATCAAGGTAATAGCTGGATTTGTAGGACTTATAATGACTTTTGGTGGTTTATTCGTCCAAGTAGGGACTGTAATGAACCGTTTAGAGGTGCTTGAGGCTAAATCTACGCCTGATATTACACCTATTAAACAAGAACTAGCTGACCTTAAAGAACAAATAGCAGTATTAAGAACAAAAGTAGAACAACAGGAGAATCCACTCTCAGGATATTAATATGGATGAAGATAAAAAAGAAGAGATAGGCAAGATTGTCGAAGAGTTACCTGTATTACTAGTAGCTCACGCATATAGAAAACTTAAGTCAGGTGAAGAGGTATCAGCCTCTGAGATGAAAGTATGCCTAGATATATGTAAGACTTACTCACAACCTGACATTGTAGAGAAAGCTAATAACATACTTGAGGACTTACCTTTTGATACAGAAGAATAAGATAGATAACTTTAAGAATTTTTTGTACTTGGCTTGGAAGCACCTTAATCTTCCCCAGCCTACACCAGTGCAATACGATATAGCAGACTATCTACAGTCGCCTGACAAACGTCTAGTAATAGAAGCGTTCAGGGGCGTAGGTAAGTCATGGATTACAAGTGCTTTTGTATGTCATCAACTGTTAATGAACCCACAGAGAAACATACTGGTAGTATCAGCGTCTAAAACTAGGGCTGATGACTTCTCAACGTTTACTCAAAGGTTAATAGCAGAGATGCCTATACTATCTCACTTGATACCCCGTAATGAACAAAGGCAATCTAAGGTATCCTTTGATGTAGCCCCAGCTAAAGCTTCACATGCACCGTCAGTGAAGTCTATGGGTATTACAGGTCAACTTACAGGGTCAAGGGCTGACATAATCATTGCAGATGACGTAGAATCAGCTAATAACTCACAAACACAGCTAATGCGTGACCGCTTAGGTGAGACTGTAAAAGAGTTTGATGCGATTATTAAGCCTAAAATAGGACGTATTATCTTCTTAGGTACACCACAAACAGAGATGTCTCTATATAATGACCTAGAAGAACGGGGTTTTAAGACAAGAATATGGTCAGCTTTGTATCCTGACAAACAACAGACTATTGGTTATGGCAATAAGATAGCCCCAATGATAGCTGAGGTAGAGGGTAAAGAAGGACAACCTACTGACCCTGATAGATTTAATGAGATAGACCTAATGGAACGTTTAAGCTCCTATGGTCGCTCAGGCTTTAACTTACAGTTTATGCTTGATACCACTATGTCAGATGCTAACAAGTACCCCCTTAAGCTTAATGACTTAATAGTGGCATCAGGTTGTAGTACTTGGGAACAAGCTCCAGCTAAGATACAGTGGGCTTCAGGTCAAGACCAAATCAAAGCATTAGACCCTGAGATACCTAACGTAGGACTTAAAGGTGATTACCTGACTTCTTACTTATACATGTCAGATGAGTTTACAGACTTTGAGGGTTCAGTAATGTCTATTGACCCAGCTGGTCGAGGTAAAGATAAAACAGCCTATTGTGTCCTTAAGATGCTACACGGTGTCTTATACTTGACTGCTATAGGTGGTCTTGATGGTGGATATTCAGAGGATACTTTACGTAAACTAGCGGGTATTGCTAAGTCACATAAGGTCAACGAAATAGTCATTGAGAGTAACTTTGGTGATGGCATGGCAACACAGCTTCTAAAGCCCATATTAGCCGAAATACACCCTTGTAATGTCGAAGAGGTACGTCATAGTATACAGAAAGAAAAGCGTATAATTGACACCTTAGAACCCATTATGAATAATCATAAGTTAGTGGTGGATGAATCTATTATTAAAGAGGACTTTAAGTTAGAACCTGACCACCAGTTGTTTAGACAAATGACTAGGATAACAAGAGACAAAGGTGCACTAAGGCATGATGACCAAATAGACGCTTTGGCTATTGCAGCTAACTACTGGGTAGAGGTTATGGATAGAGACCAAGTATTATCCTATAATCAACACAAAGAACAGTTATTAGATGAAGAATTAGAAAGATTTATGGAGACTGCTATAGGCAGAAAACCTGAAGGAGACAGTTGGATATGAGTGAAAAAGTGTATAATAACCCCGCTAACATAGAGTCAGGACAAGGGTACGCTGGTGAAACTGGTGAGACCTATGGTGAAGCTGGTAGAGAGCGTATGTTTGCTGTATTTGACAGTCCACAGATGGGTGTTAGAGCCTTAGCTCGTGACCTTAAAACTAAGATAAAAAGACATGATGGGGATGTACAAAAGATAATAACACAGTTTGCACCTGACTTTGAGAATCCTACAAGTAACTATAGAAAACACATAGTGAACACTTTGGGTGGACTTGATAAAGTAGAAAGTAATAACCCTGAACATTTAAAGCTAATGATGAAGGGTATTATTGAGTTTGAGAATAAAAAAGACTCAGATAGGACTAAAATGTATCTATCACCTGAGATATTAGATGAGGGAATAGCTTTATCTAACATGTCATTTCCTTCTAATACGTCTTATGAAGATGCTAAAGAGTACATAAGAAGAAAGAATGACTTGTTATCTAGATTATAAACTTTGGTCGTCATAGGTTTTTCTTCATTTTTCCCTATGGCGGCTCTAGTTTTGTTATGGACAAACCCTGAACAAGGACTAAAGTACCCTTATTAGTATAATACTCTAAGGGTTAACTATAGCTATCCCTAATTACTACTCATTATTAT